ATCTAAAGAAAAATATCCTTTTGAAAAATATCCTCCTTTCCAGTCTTCTTGAAAACCTACAAAACTATCAAACCCGTACCAAATTTTTTCAGGTTTGTTTTTTGAAAAAAAATTAATACTTGTTCCTGTATAAACTCCTAATTCTAAACATAGTCCTTCTATTTCTATTTTAGAAACAGCACTGTCCCACCATCCACCATCTGTTATAATGGCTTCTGATATATAGGGTTTAATATATTTAGCCGATTCTTTTGCTTCTTCTTCATATAAAATATCAAAAGCATTTTTATTTAATTCTGATCTAGTTTCCATGTGTCCTTTCTAAGAAATTTTTTAAAGTTACTAAATCTGTAACCAATACTTTTATCTATTATATTAGCGGGTCTTTCTTTAAATTTCAAGGATACCTTTTTTTCAGTCAATGGAACAATAATACTTAAAGGCTCTCCTTCTTTTATATACAACTCTTCTTGATCTTTATGTATGGGTATAAATATATTATATTCATTAAACCAATTAGAGGGCACAATACCTGGAAAAGTTTTATGATCACTAAAATGATACCCTGGATCCATGGAGATATAAGCAACATTAGATTTAAAAGAAAATGGAAGACAGTATTTTATTATAAATTTGTAATTATGTTTGTTAGGGACATACTTTAATAGATGATCATTTGGGTGTGCAAAAGCTTTCTCATCATTATAAGCACCATGTTTTTGAAATTCAATTCCATGATCATTAAATTGAATATATGAATCAACAGGATTACATATTAATAATGAGTGTTTAAATAGATTTACATAACCAGGGCAAGTTTTTACAGTTCTTAAAAACGGTAAGAATTTTTTTAACTCCGGATTAAACATTTGATGAGGTATATTTTTAAAGTAAGTAGGTAAATTATAAGGCATTTTCTTAATGCAATTCTTTATGTGGTCTTCTTCAAAAGAAGAATTGTATAATACCTTTAACTTATTTTTAAAAAACATATATATTTGTATCTTTCATTCTCTATAAAATTATTATATAACACAATTATGGCCTTAAAAAAAGTAGATTTTGCACCTGGTTTTAATAAACAAAGCGTACCTTCGGCTCTTCCTGGACAATGGGTAGATGGTGACTTTGTACGTTTTAGATATACCGCACCTGAAAAAATAGGTGGCTGGGAACAACTAACTGCTGCATCTTTAACTTTACCAGGAGCAGCAAGAGCACAATTAACTTGGACTTCATTGGCAGGCGAACGTTATGCTGCTGTTGGTACTTCTCAAGGTTTATTTTTATATTATGGTAATGATTTTTTTGACATTACTCCTTTAGATACAGCGATTACAGGATGCACTATAACAACTGTTAATGGTTCAAATACTGTAACTATAAATAAAGGATCTCATGGTTTAGCTAAAGGAAGGTATGTAACATTATCTGCTGTAACTGTTACAGGTGCTTCAGATTATACACCAACAGAATTACAACAAGTTTATGAAATACAAACAACTCCGGATGTAGACAAGTTTACTGTACTAGCTTCTAGGAATGAAGGAGGAACAGGTATGACTGCAGCTGGTGCTGCAACTGTTAATCCTTATGTTGAAGTTGGACCTACTTTTCAAACTGTAGGTTATGGTTGGGGTACGGACTTATGGGGATCTAGCACATGGGGAACTGAAAGTGCAACTAGTGATGTGATTCTGGATCCAGGAAATTGGAGTCTTGATAATTTTGGTGAAGTTTTAGTTGCTACAATATTTAATGGCAAAACTTTTACATGGAATGCAGGAGCCTCTGGAGCTAGAGGTATAAGAGCATCTTTAAGTACATCAGGTTTTGCAACAACCGCTAACCCTACAGCAAGTAGATTTACATTAGTTTCAGATAGAGATAGGCACCTATTTCATTTTGGAACTGAAACAACTATTGGTGACGTCACAACACAAGATCCCATGTTTGTACGATTTTCTAATCAAGAGAATTTAAACACTTATCTACCTACTGCTACCAATACTGCAGGTACTTTTAGATTAGATACTGGTAATGAAATTAGAGCAGCTTTACAAGGTAAAGATTATGTTTTTGTTTTAACAGATAACGCTGCCTATGTAATTCAATTTGTTGGTCCGCCTTTTACTTTTAGTGTTAGACAAGTTGGCACAAACTGTGGATGTATAGGACAACATGCAGCTTCTTATGTTAATGGCGCTATATATTGGATGTCTAATGAAGGCGGATTTTTTATGTATGATGGTACTGTTAAAGCTCTTCCTTGTTTAGTTGAAGATTTTGTCTTTACAACACAAAATGGAAATTTAGGTCTTAATTTTAATTCATCTGATGTAATTTTTTCTTCACCAAATTCTTTATATACTGAAGTAAATTGGTTTTATCCAAAAGATGGATCTGACCAAATTGACAGATGTGTAACGTATAATTATCAAGAAAATGTTTGGACCACTTCATCATTAGATAGAACTACTTACGCTGATCAGGGTGTGTTTGTCAAACCTTATGCAACGGACTATGAAGCAACCACTACTCCAGTGTTTCCAGATATTTTAGGAATTACAAATTTATACGGAGCATCTATATACTATGCTCATGAAGTAGGAAATGATCAGGTTAATAGTTCAGGTAGAACTTCAATTAATGCTTTTATTAGATCTGGAGATTTTGATATTGATGATGGTGAACTATTTATGTCAATGAGAAGATTTATGCCAGACTATAAATTTTTAGTGGGAAACTCTAAAGTAACTTTGTTTATATCCGATTATCCATCCGATGTTCAATCTGGTTCCCCTTTAGGTCCCTTTACAATAACAACCACTACTGATAAAGTAGATACTAGAGCGAGAGGAAGACTACTATCTTTAAAAATAGAAAATGATGCTGCAGGTGAAACTTGGCGTTATGGTAGTTTTAGAATGGATGCTCAACCAGACGGAAGGAGATAACATGCCACTTACTACAAAAGGTAAAAAAATAATGAAATCTATGAAAGACAGGTACGGTAAGAAAAAAGGTAAAACTGTATTCTATGCTTCAAAGAATAAAGGCAAAATAAAAGGTGTAGATAAAACTAGAAAATAATGGCTAAATTAACTAATTATATACCTGAACCAAAACAAGAATATGACGTAGAAAATCAAAGACAAATTATTGAGTCTATGACTACTATGAAACAACAACTTAATTTTTCTTTTCAAGAAGATTTAAAAAACGAACAAGACGCTTTTAATTACTTTTTATCATGACAATACAATATAAAAATGCATCTAAAATATTAGACGGAACGGCTATGACAACTGTTTTGAATATATCAATATCAGCTGTGGCCATTATAAAATCTGTGTATGTATCTAATAATAGTACAGGAGCTGTATTAGTTAATTGTGATTTAAGGGATTCCTCTGCTAGTACAAATGTAGAGTTTTTTAGAAAAGATATACCTGCTACAAGTACAGTCAATGCCACAGAACAGGGGTTGAATTTAGAAGCAGGAGATGCTATAAAAGTTCAAGCAGAAACAGCCGATAAACTTGAAGTAGTGGTTAGCTATGCGCTTATAAACAGAGAGAATGAAAACGGATAATATACATAAAATAGATTGTACAACAGTAACAATTTATAGAAACACAAAAACAGGCGAAACGTCTAAAGAGAAAGTAGAGGGTCCTGACATTGTAACTGATGTTACAGTTGAAATTTCCCCGAAAGGATTGGATGTTTTCCAGAAAGTTATGAATGAAAATAAGAAATCAAAACCCTAAAGGCGGAACTGAATTACAACTAGGTTTTCTACATCAATACGTAGATAAAAATTTATTAGATCAAGTACAAATTTGCACTAGTGTACCAGGTAAAGTTCCTATCGATCCCAATAAACTTAATATACTTTGGCAAAAAAATTCTTATGACCAGCCTAATTTATATCCGTGGTTTAAAAATAAAGCTAATCATCACAAATATGATTGGTATGTTTTTAATTCTCATTGGAATTATGAAAAATTTAGAATGATGTTTGGTATTCCCACTGAAAAATGTGTGGTTATTAAAAATGGAGTTGAAAAAATAAAACAATCTCCACATTATGAAAAAGGTAAACCTATTAAAATAATTCATCAGAACACGCCCTGGAGAGGATTATCTGTTTTACTTGGTGCAATGCAATTAATTAAAAACCCATTAATTACATTAGATGTTTATTCTTCATGTGAGGTATATGGTAAAGAGTTTCATGAACAAAATGATTATCACTATAAAGCATTATATGACCAAGCGGAGTCTTTAGCTAATGTAAATTACATTGGTTATAAACCAAATGAATATATTAGAGAACATTTACCAGAGTATAATATGTATGCTTATCCTAGTATTTTTGAAGAGACTTCCTGTATTTCTTTATTAGAAGCAATGTCTGCGGGTTTATATAGTATAGTGACCGATTATGGAGCTTTGTTTGAAACAGGAGCAGAGTTTCCAATGTATATTCCTTATGA